CTTCGCCGGGTACATCAGAGGCTAAGGCCATTAAAATTCCTCATAGTCTAAAGGATCAGGAATCTTATAAATAGCCACATCAGCCCCATCAGATTCTTGGTTTCGCTTACCCATGTTCTTATCAAACTGCTCTTGAAAGTGGAGCGATTTGGGTAAGTTGCCACGCTTTTCATTCGCCCTAGCCATGACGAAATTAACCAAGTCTGTATGCCAATTCTCAGGAATAGACAGGGTCATAGGACTAGGCGGTGGACCAACTATAGGGGTGGGTAGTTTATTGTATTCGATTGTAACCGTTTCAGCCGTTTCGGCTACAGGCCAGAGATAGATCTTTTTATCTGCAATGTACCAGTATTTAGGACTACCTACAGAAGTCGTACTAAATCCTAGGATATCCAGCCCATTTCTAGTAGTTGGAAATAGAGCACGGTCTCCAATATCAACCCTACGAATGGTTATATTGTCGGTGATGTCCGAAGGAAAGGATGTTGAGGGATATGCGGTTTCATGGACGTTTCCGCCGTTTTGACGAATGACTTCCATTTCCCCCGCATAAATCCAACGATAGACGTCAATGTCAGTAATGATGACATCGTACTCATCTCCGAAGTCCCGTTTGACTCTAGCTACGATTTCTTCAACTAACATTAGCCACCAGTTCTCTCGGCGGGCCTATCATCATAGAAATGAATTATCTCACCGGTCTGGTCATCCTTGACAGTATAATGGGATTTGATCCCCATAATATGGGCCACCTTATCGGCAGTTTCCAGACGACGTTCTTTATAGCGAGCGGCGGTATCATCCCTAGCCTTTTGCTCGAACTTAAGCAGATCATCATAGGTCATGAATTTCTGTGTGTCAGCCATTCTAATTCGTTCTAACAGTCTGTTGTCTAACTCCCAAGCTGTTAGAACGGGACGCATATGTCCGTCCTTGCATTTCTCGGCAACCATATAAGGCGCTTCTGCTAATCCGTCAGTATGATCTGGATCAACATACAGAAGATAGAGATTAGGATCGTATTCAGCAATTGCTTCCGCTATGCGAAGGGCGTCTTTCTCTACGATCTGTCCAGCAAGAATTGCATAAGGGACATTTGGCCCTGGATCAAAATAATCATCTGACACGGCGTCTACGAACTTTCTTTCTTTTCTTTGGCTTCTTGTATCCCTGGGCGTGTCCATATTTATGGACCCATTTTCGAGCAATCTCTGGAGCATTTGCAAACATTGCACGCTCTTGTTCTGGATTCTTGAACGGCATAAAAAGAAAGCCTCCTACCCTTACGAGTAGGAGGCTTTCTTGCGGTGAAATGCTATCAGGATTCAGTGATGTTTGTCATCTTTGCGTGAGCGTTTCTTTGGTGAGTTCCCAGATTCCAGTACTGCTTAAGGAGTGCTTCCCAAGCATCGAAGTCGGTAACCCACTTAAGGACTGAGTTGTCCTGATCCTGCCAGTGCCACTTCTTGTCCCGCCAAATCTTCAATTCCTTCTCATTGAGGAAGAACATTTGCTTTGCGGGAGCATCCGGGTCAGCAACTACAGGGAGGTCCTTTTCGCCGTACATGAACGAAAGACCAGTCAAACCGCCGTTGAAGGTCTTAGGCTCATTGAAACGACGAAGAGAAGTCATCAGGTTCCAGTAAGAACGACGCACTCCGAGCGATGCAAGAATGACGGTAGGAATTTTTCCGGAGACTTTCCGAACATCATCCACACGTGCAATCATTGCAAGCTCAGTAAGAGCAGTCGTTGATCCATCTTCTACTGACTTCCACCGAGAAGTTGTTGCTGGGTCCAATCCGTGAAGTGATCCAGTCGAATCGACGATCTTGTTAATGCCATGAGGCTCCTTGTTGTAGTTTCCTACACGGGAAACGTAGTTTCCGATCACTGCACCAGCAACTGCCGAATCGACAGTAAACGTAGTAGCAGTATCAACAGAAACAACTCGACGGTTTCCACCGCCAGAAACCGGAGTTCCTGCGGCGTGAATGTCGATCATCATTTCCTCTTCGATCCAGTCGGTAGAATCAACTGTGATCGTTGTAGATGCGGAGTTTGCTGTCACCCTAGCACGAATACCAGAAGCAATTGCAGCGTCCACGTGCCCATAAAAGACACGGTTCTCATCTTTCAGGACATCGTCCTTTGCGCCATCCATTTCCAAATCCATTGCGGACGAAAATGCCTGACGATCGGATTCTGCCAAGTCGATGATTTGCCCCGTCAAACGAATACGCTGATATCCGTAACGGAGAGTTTCTTGGGCAGCTTTCAATCCCTGCCTACCGGCGGGAGCAAGAGCCACGTTTTCATCACGGTACGAAATACCGTGGTTTCTAGAAACTCGAACAGGGAAAGTAACGTACTTTCCGCCGACAGCATCGGTTTTTGTACCTTCTGCCGTCTGTTCGATTCGTTTCATTGCAACCCGCTCATCGGCGAGTTGGTCGTTAATGTTACCCTCGTAGATTTCCTTGAGGACGGCATTAACAGTGGTCAGGGTTGCAGACAATGTTAATCCTTTCTATTGCTGCGCAGCTTCGAGAAATGCCTCGACAGCTTTCTTCCTATCGCTACCACGAAGTTTATTAACATCAACCTGACCATTAGGAACTCCACCCTGACCTCCCATTGTCTTAGGGACTTGTCTTGGAGTTCTTTGGCTGTTTTTGCTAAACACTTCGTTGTAAGCCTTTACTGCTTCGGGAACGCTTTCGTGTCTGGACAACATCAAAACCATGATGTCCTCATCGAAGTCACCCAACTGATTATGCATGGTTTCGAGGAAGTCGTCAAGTTGGGCTTGTTGCTCAGATTGTTCCTGTAGGGCTGCTTGTTCTTCTCGCCATTCCCTAATTTCTGTTACGTCTTTTTCGATGTTTTGTCGCCAAACTTCATCTGGATCGGGCTCTTCACCTTCTTCGTATTCAAGTTCTTCGTTCATTGCATCCTCTTCAATTTGGAGAATTCTTGCGAGATTCTCATCGAAATCATCTCCGTATGCATCCTCATAAGCCTTCCACATCAAGCGGAAAACATCATCAGGCGTATCCTTAAGTTTCCGAGCAACTGCAATATATTGTTGAGCTTCCTCATAGGGAATCCCAAGAGATTCCCAAGGCTTCAACTTCGCTGCATTCTCTTGAAACTTTTGTGTTGCATGCTTTTCCCACTTCTGCAAATAAGGCGCAACAATTGACCGATGGTCAGGTGCTACCTCATTTAGAATTGGGTTCCCATTTGCTTCTGATCCAGAGACAACTTCATCTGTCTTTGATTCCTGGACGTCGCCGTCTGAACCAAAACTTAAATCACCAACATCTGAGCCACCAGAAATTACAGGGAGTCTTTTCCCATCCGAGAATACCCACTCATTTCCGATTCGCTCAAACTGGCATACTTCCATTCCCACTCGGTGCTCCTTCTAATTCCCTCGGGGGTACAGTCTCTTCTGTTTCGCCCTTAGCTGCCATATCGGCTTGAATTGCATTCCGTTCCTTAAGTATTTCCATCTTGTGTTCGTCCACGTGTTCTTGAATGATTTTCTTGATCTCATCGGAAAGTAGCTCATACTCCTGAGTCTTTTGATAATTCTGATGCTCTTCGACATGAATCTCGTGAGCATCAAACGGATTGACAGTAACCTCATACATGATAGGTTGTCCTGCTTCATCTGTCATTACTTGTCCAGTGGACGGATCATGCGTCATATCGGTTTTGTTTGCAGGTTGTGTAATCGGCTGTTGCGTCATAGGATCAATTGCTACAGGAACAGGATCGGCATCCAAATCGACCTTGGTAAGTTTCTGTCCCTTGGACATATAGACGTTCTCACGCATTGCATGACGAACATCGATCATAGCCTCTTCATACATCTTGTTCGTTTCCGACATTTGCAGATAACGAAGAGCCTTTTCAAGAGGATAGCCCATCTTAACAAGTTCAGTAATGAAGGCCTGTTTTGCTGCTAGAGACTTAGGAGCCATTGAACCAGTCTCTACACGGAAGTCCATGATAGGAAGTAGGTCCTGAGCCTTAAACTCCCTTGTTTCCAGGTATTGATTCCTGGAAGTCATCTTTACAATTCGTTGTTCATCCCACCATTCATGGACGTTTGCGAGAACCTGGACTCCTGTTTCTTGGACCGCAGCTTCGAGAGATTGAACTGTATGAAACAGAACCGTGTCGTTTTCCTCGGAGAGATAGGCGATTGCTGATGCTGCTTCAACTCCTGGGGGTGTATCTCCACGAGCAATCTCTCCTTGTACTGAATAGTCGTCAATATCCCTAATAGTCAAATCCAAGTCGTTAGCCATACTCGGAGACAATTCAGGTTGTGGCAAAGGT